AAGTTAAGTGACGTGAAATTGCACAAAAAACCCCGTTCCCCATTGTGCACTTTGCACAAATAGCACAATGCACAACAGAGAGCGGGTTATTTTAGGTATATTGCCGAAAGGCGGTGTCCGGGCGGAGCCCAGGCGGAGTCCAGGCGGCTTACTTCACTACAGTAAAGCAATGATGTTCACTACAGTAAAGCAATGAAGTTTACCATGTGATAGTTGCAAAGAGGTTTTGAACCACGCCGGGGTATGTCTTACCGTCAAACTTTATCATGCCCCAGTCAGCAATGTTGTTAGTGTCTTCAGAAGTGTACGTTAAGGTGACAACGAGGTTATGGAAGGAATCAATACGGCACGTCGGAAAAGCACTTAAGCTGGCATTAACAGTGGCCTTAGTAGCGATGTTGGTCACAACTTGAATAGAAGCCGTAACGACGTTTCCCAAGTCGCCTGTGATTGTAGCAGTGGTAGGCACGTTATAGGGAAGAGGGATTTTGTATTCAAGAGTGGTATTGCTAGTAGACTCGTAAAGGAACAGGCCTGTAATCTTAATAGAGCCACCGTTCGTAAATTCCAAAGCTGTGATGCGGGTATCCTGTGCGGCCTGCCCTGCGGTGTAGGTAGTAGTCTGAACATAGCCGCTCAAATCTACGTCGGGTTTATCTTCAAGAGCCTTAATACGTTTATCCTGTGCGGCCTGTCCGGCGGTATAGGTGTCAGTAAGAACCCAATCTTTCAGGTCAGTTTTGTTTGCCTTAGTATCAAGTTCTGCGTCAAGACCTTCGACGGTATTTTCAATACTGGTGACGCACTCGCTGACAGTCTGGTTCGGGTGGTCAGTAGACCACGCGCCAATCGTGGCGTTCGCGTTGTCGGCGGCATCCTGAGCGGTCTGGACTTCGGACAGAAGAGCCAAAGACGCAATGTTAAGGCTTCCCAGTGGGGATTTCATGCTTGCCCAATTACCCAAAACGGAGCATTCATTCAGGGCTTCGCGACTGGCAATCGGCATCGACGTAAGATTTGGCGCAGAAATCATTGTATGGTCGGCGTCTTCATACTTAACATTTAAGGCATCCGCTTCCGTAAAAGTCGTCTGGTCAACTTTATGATTTGCAAGGTCTCGCACCTCTTCCACGTCTGCCGCAATGGTATCGCAACGCCCGTTCAGAGCGGTATCTGCATTAGCGCGTGCAAGCTCTTCCTTCTGCACTTCCTGTGCAATAGTCGTGTCAGGGAATACAGCATCCCAGTCGGATGCATTGGATTCAAGAGCCGACAGGCGGTCAGCGTGCTTAGCGATTTCAGCCGCATTGTCGGCGATATTTTTCGCGTTGTTGCTGATATTGGTATTCTGAATAACCTGTTCGGCCTTGATGGCGTCAATATCAGTCTTGTTAGACGTGATACGGTTGCTCAGTGCAGTATCAGCGGCGGCAAACTCCTCACGGATGGCGGTTTCCTGCCCCTCTGCGCGGGTTTTCTCAGCGGCAATATCAGAGGTCAGCTGAGCGTCTGCGGCTTCTCTGGCGGCTTTCTCTGCGGCATCTGCGGCGGTGAAATCCTCACGGATAGAAGCGTCAGCCGCCTTATATGCCGCGTCAAGGTCAGAAACAGCCTTTTCGCGGTCTGCGGTCTCTTTGGCGATGGCGGCGGCGTTTGCCTGTTCGGCATCCTTTGCCCGCTGAATTTCTTCATTCAGCTTTGCCGTCAGGTCATTAAGGGACTGTTCGAAACCGTCCATCTGTCCCTGCCATTCAGTCATTTTGGCAGTCCATTCCTTGACGGTCTCATTCCAGCCGTTAATCAGCTCTGTGAATTTTTCGTTGTCCTTCTGAAACTGCTCAACAAGTCGGGACAGGTCGGTGACGGTCTTTTTGAGGTCAGCGAACTGATAGTTGTAGTCAGAAGTTTTGACCCAGTATTTAGTCTGGTTCTCAGGATACGGGGGCAACTGTGCTCCCTTAGGGACATAGCACTTAGAGGTGTAGCAGTCGCCGTCTTTGATAACGATAGTCAGCGGCTCATACTCGCGTTCGTCGTCCCATTCCACGGGGTCGGCGAAAATAGGGACGTAGCGCGCGCCAATGTACATGGAAGTACCGCCCTTATAATCAGGCGGGGGGCACGGGTGCGGCGGGCAACCGTGATGGTGGTGGCAGCAGTCACCGCCCGGCGCGTGCGGTGCGCAGGAAATAGGGAAATCGTTGCAATTGCAATTTGCCATAGTAGAAAGCTCCTTTCTTAGTAGTAGACCACAAGATGACCAAAACCGGGTTTATCCGGGTCGAGCAGGGTATCAAAGTGCAGAAATTCCCACGATGCGGGAATATATGCGACAAAATGCCCGTCATCGTCAAGACCAAAGAACACAAAGCGCACCATCTGATAGATAATACCGGTCATGTTTGTATTGACCCATTCAATAAAGGTGTCTTTTGTAAAGTCACCGGCTTTCAGCTTTGCAAACAACTTGTCAGTTGCTTCTTTCAGCTGTGCCGTAACAGTGTCGAGACCGTCCAGTCTGGTATCCTGCCCGATATCGTGCACACGGAGAGTTTCCGTATTGTCAAGCGCCTGTTTCAGCTGATTGACCAACCAATACAAATCGTACTGATAATGGTCACCCGGTGCGGCATAGGGCGGCGACGTCTGGAAAATAAACGGGGTGCTGATATCTGTATTCTTTTCGTCAGCCATGTAAAATACTCCTTTCTGAAAAGTGCCCCGGCTTTCGCCGGGGCCTGTTCAATTACTGTTTTGCGTTCAGCTTTGCAAGCAACGCGTCAGCTTTCAGTGCATTGGTGGTAAAGCTGTTGTTTTTCCACCATGCAATGAGAGCAGCAACGGTGGTAAAGCCAGCCGTCACAAGCTGTTCAAGGGTCTCGCTTTCGATGGGAAGCGGGGATTTACCGCACGCGCTGAGAATCTGGTTAATGATAGCCAGAACCAGAACCAGAGTACGCGCGACAGTACCAGCGGAAACGTGTAAATTATCCATTGGGTTTACTCCTTTCGTTTTGTTCTAAATCATCGATCCGACGATTCGCGGCTTTGATTTGTTCCTCAAGAACCGGCACGCGGTGCGCAAAATTGTTATGTTCACGCACTTCGCGCGTCAGTTCATCAAGACGAGTATCCGTGACGGCCTGCGCCTTGCTGTTAGCAATCAATACACCCAGCAAGGTAACACCGCCGCCAATAAGGGCGACTATGATTTCTGATACCATTATATCACCCCTTTAGTACACGTCAAGACAAAACTTGGCGTGGTAGTCGTTGGCAATAGTCATGTACACATCAAACAGGACGCTTTCGCGCTCTTCGGCAATCATTTGCTGAGTCGTAGTAACGCCAATGTTACCCTGTCGAATCCAACCATGATTATAGGTCTCCGTTACTTTCTCCTTGCCAGTTTCCCGGGCATCGTCGTGCCGGATGTCGTGGGCATTAGTTTTGGTATCGGCTGTTCCCTTAGTGTTTCCGTCTGCCTTGCTGGCCGTCGTCTGGTCATGCTTTCCGGTCGTTTCATCATGGTATTTGCCATCTGTCGTGCCGTTCTCGTTGCCGGTGGTCTTAGTGTCAGACGTGCCCGACGTAGTGGTTGTAGAAGTTGCGTTCGTGGTAGAGTCGCCTGTAAAATCGGTCGTTTCCTTGTGTTCGCCGTTTTCAGTGCTCTTGAACTTTTCTTCTGCAACGGTGTGTGTCTGGTCGTCCGGCTGATAGTCCGGCGCGTTTTCGGGGCTGATATCGCGTGTAACGGTCTGGTCAAGGTTCTTTGTGCTTTCGGTGGTCTTTTTGTCCGTGCCATCCACGACGGTCTTATTGACGGTCTTCGTGTTGCTGGTGTCCACGGTATTGCTCAAGCCACTCGTGTCGGTGTGCCCTGTGCCGGTCGTATCGGTGTTGTGTTCACCGTGGGTCGTACCGTCGGCAGTACCGGACGATGTTTCATGCAGTTCGCTCGACGCGGTGTCGTGGTGGTCGGACGTGGTGACCTGTGCGACATTCTGCCCCTGTTCTCCCCTGCTCTGTGCCGTACGGTCGTTGCTGGTATCGCGGTCAACTGTGCGGATATCGGTCGTCCGTTCGGTCGCATCGGTGTTCCAGATGGGATTATAAACAAGCTGTGTAGTGCTGTAAAGTTTCTCCCAAATTGGTAACATTTCCTGCGTCCAATATCGAATTGCGTCCACCATCCAATACGGGTCAGGACGGTACAGCGGGGCCAGACCGTGCTCACGCATGATAATGTGAATAGCGAGTTCCCTGTCCATGCCAACCGGCACTTTGAAATCACGGAACAGACCCTCAGGAATGCCGCACAACTGGCGACACGCGCGGTCGAGTGCGTCACTGTTCTGGTTTGTGCTGTTCTGGTTCGTCATGCTCCCCCAATACATTGGCATTTTCTCCACTCCCTTCACTCAGTTCATCGGGTTCGTTGATTTCAATAGAAATGTTCGTTCCATACAGATTATTGACGGTTTTTACAGATTCGTCAAGACAGATTTTCCAGACTTCACGGCGGTTATAGGTCTCAGCGTCGGCGCTCTGGCTTTCGTTGACCACAAGACGCTCCTTTTTGTCCGGCTGTACACGAATGCCCAGTTCTTTGTAGAAATCCCGGATAATACCGCGCCGAATTTCATACAGTTCAGGAAGAATAAAGTTTTTCGACAAATCGCGATCGAACTGCATAATTGGCAACTGATACTGTGCGTCGGTCTTATTCATGGCAGGTTTTTGTAACTGTCCGTTGACCACAACAGCGGGTTTGCCGTTTTCCAGCTGTTCAAAAATCGTTTCCAGCGTGCGGCGGTCTTTATCGTCTTTGGCGATAGCAGCATAGGCGAAACGACTGTTTACAACTGCCTGCCGGATAGCAACCTCTGTCTGTTGCATTTCAACGGCGTATTTTTCAATGATATCCCACACGCCGCGGTAGTCCGGTGTAAGCTTGATGACGGCGCATTCAATACCGATTTCAAGCGGCCTGTCAAACTGGAAAAACGGGGTGTTGACGACCATGCCGCGCGGCTGGAACTGCAATCCAAAGCCAGTAGGCGCGCCGGGCTGAACAACAAGTCCGTATGTTTTGGAATTAAAAACGACCGCATAACCCATGCGTAGCAGCTGATAAAGAAACGCGTCATAATCCCATCCGATTTGACCGGGGGCGGCTTCAGGCAGACCGTGGATTTTATACAGGGCACGCATACGCTGGAAAAACGACCGCTCCCAATAATTCAGCACGTCCGTGCTCAAAGACGGCGGGCGAAAATTGCCGCACGCCTGCGCGTCGTAGTTTCCCATATAGCACTGATACATTTTATCACTCCTTTACTCAATAAACACGCCGCCGTCCATAGCAGCGTTGATGTATGCGGCTTCGGCGCTTGTTGCCATAGGAGCGGCAACAGAGAAACCGCGTGTCTGACAATATCCGGCTGCAGGGGTATCAATTTTCATAACGGGGTGTCCGTACATGCTTTGAAAGTTTGCGTCGTCAGTTGGCGGGTAATAGAATAGTGTCAGCGTTGCAAGCATGGACTGCAATGCGGATGCGTTGCCCGTCATACTGCCCGCGCACTGCGCGACGGGTGGAATTAACTGCATTACAGAGTGCCCCAGACTTGACATAGTTTCCCCCATCGTGCGTCCTGTATTGTCGCGTGTCAGGTTATTCAGGCCGCCCAAAAGTCCGGCACTGCTGCTCAGCGCGCCGCCGCCTACCTGTAAGCCAATGCCAATTGCGCCAATAGTTGCCGATGTCTGATTGCCGGTCAGGCTGATATTACTTGCGCCGATAGCGTATTGACTGGCAATGTTCGCACTGCCCACATAAATGGTATGTGTTCCGGCGTCGACCTTTACAGAAATATTGCCGTCAAGAAACGAACAAACCCACGTAATAGTAAGAACCGAAACGTTATTGACTTTATCGACCGGAATAGAGACCGTTCCAATAAAGGGAATATACAGTGATATCTGGCAATTCATCCGTTTCCAGTCGTCAACAGGCCATGGGATAGGAATAGCCGTTTCGCGCTTGATATTCTGCACGCTCGACATAACGCCGCCAGACACACCTGTATCATACTGCCCCAACGTGATAGTCTGCGTCGCCTGAGGGATAACGCTTTCCTTGATAGGAATCCAGATACAGGACCGGATACAGTCAACAGCAGCGCCCCCATATACGTAGTTTTTAGCGAAATATTTAATTGCCTGATCGGTGGTAGATTCAGCGGCGGTGTATGTCTCTGTCATTTGCTGACTCCCCGCATACGCGCCGCCGGCCACGCCGGGCAACGTTCCTTCCTGTGCAACGATAGTAGTTTTCGTCTGCGGCTGTGCTATCATAGTCGAGAAATCAATATCGAGTTGCTGTTGAATCGAATCAACAAGCCTTTTCAATTCTGACCGCTTCATTACATATGTCGTCACACCGCCTTTTGCACCGACTGCAGACATGATATACGCGCCCTGACCGGTGTCAATACATTCGTCGGTGATATCAAGGGCGATACTGGATACAGAGGGTTTCTGTGCGACGTTCTGCCGTGAATCCTGAATACGGTAACTACTGCCCGACGCGTCAAAACTGTTATGACCGTAGAGAATATAGGCTTTCGTTTTCTTGATACTGTCCGCGAACGTCGCCAGCGGGTCAATCGCACAAGAAAATTGCCAGTTGTTGGCGTTCAGTGCGGTGATATCCTCAATCCAATAGTATGCGTGGGTCTCTTCGATGTAACAATAATTGTACTGCGGCGAAATGTTCAGACTATTCAGCCGGACATAAAACACAGGATGCTCCATACTACAGGCGCGTTTCATGTAAAACGGAAATTTGTCGGGCAAATCCGACAACTGTACACGTTTTGTACTGTTGACGCGCTTCGATACCTTGCCTAAATGTGCATGGTATCCATGCTCAATACCTTCGTTATGGTCTGCCATGTTGTCAGCTCCTTTCTATAAAATAAAACAGGAGCGGCGGTGCGCCGCCCCTGTACATTCAGTTTGTCGGGGTTATTATCGAACCTGTTACGGTTCGTCGGACATATACATAAGAATTGCGTTCTGCGTGGGGTTCTGCGTGTAGTTCATTTTCCAATGATGTTCCGTGTTGTAGTATTCACCGGAAATGTTGAACGGGGTCGTGTAAACGCTGTCCTGATAGTAGGTGGTGGACAGCGCTTTCCGGTCGTACAGCAGGCCAACCACATAGGACAGCTCGACCGCACCGCCGGTCACCTGACGCGCGGTGTTTACGTCGAACTGCGCCGGAATGACGGACACGGCAGATTTGTTGTTGATGTTCTGCCAGAAGTCCACGCCCTCATAGTTGCCAAAGCTCAGATAGCCCGGGCCGAAAATGGCAGGATAGACCCAGCTTCGGGCATCATTGATAAGGGGCTGGTACAACAGAAGTTTCTGTTCGCTCCTTGGGGTATCGCGCAGAAGATGCAGGGCGTTGCCGCTGTCATCGGTGCAGACGGGGGTCAGGTGGTACAGTTCGGAACTGTTTTCCATCAGACTACTGGTTGTTTCCAGCCAGCTCACGAAAAAGCTCAGAAACTCCTGTAAATGAGTGGTCAGCAGTTCTTTTGTGGTGTAGGTCGTACCGCGTTCAGCGTTGAAAGCTGCGGTCAGATTGACGCGGCTTTCGGGACGACCGGTGTTGTACAGACTGCCGATAAGGTTCATGACCTGAGCGCGGTTCTCTGCGCTCTTCCATCGTGCAATGTCGTTCGCGATTTCAGTAGTCAGCGCCGCCAGAAATGCGGAAAACTCGCTTTCATTGGTGAATGCGGTCTTAAGCTGGTTTCTGAAAGTGGTGTACCGCTGGTTCAGAACCTTCTGCCCGCCGTAGAACATTTCGAGCGGGTAGCGCTTCTTGATTTTGTACATATCAACAGAATTACCGTCAACAAGTACATCACTGTTCTGTGCGGTGTTCACGAACCTGCTTTCGTCGAAGTCGCCAGAGAAGAATGCGATTTCACGGACGAACAACCCCCATTCCTGCCGGTCGGTCTCGATGCTGGTAAACTTGCCAGCGTATGCGCGACTGGAAATGACGGTGCGTGCAACCATGTCGGAAAGCGCCTGTAAAGTTCCTTCCACGCTCTGGTCAAGACACATCTGGCCGACCTGTACAAAACTGGCGGTGTTGACAGCCTGAATAGCGGCGGTCTGTCCGGTGACTTCCTTTACCAACGTGTTGGCGATGGTATAAATGTCAGTCGGGCGAAACACGCTCATGCTCTTCAATTCGGGCATATTGGTGCGGGATTTTGCCATGTTAATTTACTCCTTTCGTAAAATCGGGACTGGCGGGAGCCTGTGCGGGCTGTACCAGACCCAGAATAATATCTTCCACGCTGGTCACCGGGGCAATATCGCCCACGCTCCCGGCGGTCGGAACGTTTTTTGCATTCACTGCTGCAGTCAGGTCTGCAATCTGCTGTGCCATGACTGCCATCGGGTCAGGCGTTGAGGGCTGTGCCGCCGGTGCGGCCTGCGGGGCGGGTGCGGCGCTCTGCGCCGGTGCGGTAACGGGCTGTCCCTGCTGTGCGCGTTCCATTGCAATCATCTGCTGAACCTGTGCGGCAGTAAACCCCATCTTACCCAATGCAAGAATGTCGTTAATAGTCATGTCGTTCATCCTTTCCACCGGCTCGAGCCGGTTCTGACGTCAACGTGTGTAAAGGTCTTATAAATGCCGATACCGCCGGAATTGCCTAAATAGTCCCCGGCGATAGCGGCAATTTGTTCGGGGCTGTATCCTTTTACTTTGATATCAGCCGCCATACCAAAAAGGTGCCTGGACTGCGCCGCGCTCCCTTTCAGCGTTCGATTGTAGGACGGTGTACGGTATCCGCTGTTAATGATAACAGGAGCGCCGCACCGTTTGCGGATGTTTTCCAGCAACTCAACCAGCCGGGGGTCAACTGCAATAAAGTCCTGCCCGTCATGGCACTGGAATTCTTTCAGCGTAAAATGGTCAGACAGCTTATAACCGCTCCCGTGAATGGACATATAATAGATGTTTACCATATATTCACCCCCTTTCTGCTCCTGAATGTTCCACATGGAACATTGTGAAACACTCAGGAACGCGGGGGCATGGAAAAGGAAAAGCCAGCCGCGCACCCTTCCGGGGTGTTCCTTTTGTGCGGCTCCCCCGCATTACTAGAATACTACCGTTAATCTTTTATGTCAAGATAGTTCCGTGTCCTGAGCAGGGCGGGAACGGTCGAAAAATCAATCTGCCCTAAAAATACCATAGGCCGGAACTCAGGGTGATTCTGTTGCATATTCGTCGCCGCCTGAGCGCTCTGTCCGTATCGTTCGTGCCCGTTGTGAGGGCTTTCGCACACATAATAGTGTGTGTCATCCATGCGATACACATACAGCCCGGCATAGCTGAAAAGCGGTATCATGCCTTTCAGACTGCGGGGACGGACGTTTTCCAGATTGTTATATACAAACTGGTTTTCCATCGCCATTTTATAGAAATCGCCCTGTCCTGCAAGGTGTTTCATAAGCGCGGTCTGTTTGCGTTTGTCTGTCACGCGGTCAGAATGCGGCATAGCGATGAATACACCGCTGTCAGTCATGCACCATTCACGGCCTGAGCGGCTCATTTTTGCAACAAGGTCGGTGCACCCCAGTTGTTCAAGTATCGGGCTTGAAATGTCAAACGCATTCGCCAATAACCACATTCTAAGCGGCGGCTTTCCTTCAAGCTCCCTGTTGCCGCACACCGTGACATAGGCATTCAGGAGCGCTTCGCCCTCAGCTTTGCGCTTTGCAATAATGCGCTCCGGGATAAACTCATCAAATACAAGATCGGTAAAAGCGTCACCATTGAATCCGCGCACGCCTGCAATGGACGGCAAAGCCATGCCGACCGCGCATTTTTCAGGAATGGCAAAGCCACCGTTTTCCAAATACTCTACTTTACCGATTGCATAGCTGATTTTGCCCGCTTTCTGAATGCCGATATCGTAGCCGACCTTCTTCAGCGCGTTGAACGGGTTCAAATCGGGGTCAGCTGCTACGGCCTGCAATTCATTCACGGTGCGCCGCATATACAGAAAATAGCGGTTTTCGTCCAGCATGTATTTTAATGTACCAAAAGTCTTGCCTACCTGTCTCTTACCGATAATAATATTGCACCATGCCCCTAACGAAGAAATGGCCGGGATATTCACCCAGCCATCCCCCGTATAGAGGTCAAGCGCAATTTCTTTGCGCTTGCTCATTGTTATACCTCACATTCCTGCAAGTCGTCATTGTATGCCTTGCGCACTGCTGCTTCCACTGCGGCGGCGGCGTCGTCGGCAAAGTAGACGCGGAAATTGTCATAATACTTGTCGTCCTTGCCTTTCGTCGCGCTGGCGGTGATAAACGTGCCCTTAGCGCCCTCAACAAGCCACATGCTGTACAGGTCAATGCCGTACAGCCGGAGCGTGAACGTCAGGCAATTGTCTGCGACCCGCCGGACACTACGAACGACCGCGTGCAGATTGTGGAGCATGTCCACGGTGACGCGGGGGCTGTTCTGTTTAGTAGTCGTGCTTTTCTTTGCGAATGCCATAATTATTTACTCCTTTTCTGTCTGTTACTTGTTGGTGTTGGTCTTGATATCGGTCAGCAGGCTGATAATGCTATCTTCTTTTGCGCTGATAGCATCCAGCTTTGTATTGATGTTTGCAAGGTGCTGCACGGCGGTCACCTGATTGGTCTTGACTTCAGCCAGTTCGTCCACAAAGTTCTCAAAGAAGTTCGTGAGCGCTTCCAGCAATTCAGCCAGCTTGTTATTGATATCCTGCATGATGTTCACCCCCTTTCAGAACATCCAGCGAATAAGGAACTGCAAACCCGCAGGGGTCGCACGTTCAGGATAGAGGGCGGTAGGTGCTTCGGGGTAGATATCCGCGATGTGATGATTGTACGCTTTCAGGTAGGTGTACAGGTCTGTAATAGACCGCTCCCCGAATGCGTGGGGGTCATACGCGGGCGCAAAGGGGAATGCCTGCCGCGCCGCTTCCACAAGCGCCGGACGGGGGAGCGGCTGTTGTGCGCCCATGTTCTGCACTGCGTTCGTCAGCTCCCCGGCAGGGTCGAACACAAGCCCGATGATGTTCCCCGCGATATCTTCCCAGATTTCAACTTTCGTAATACTTGCCATGTGTCATTGTCCTTTCTACCTGTATTGGTATGTTCCTTTCTGTGATTATATAATACCACATCGGCGCTCTGAATGTGTTAATAAACTATGAACAACTTGTGAAATCATACAGTCACCTCACATTCCATTAAAAGACTGCGCTCATCGGATACCCTGTATTCACGCTCTGTCATGACGACCCACGACGCGGACAGGGTAGGCCGCGCAAAGTCGCTGCGCTGGCGTATCGGCGCGTCATGGTAGGCCAGACATTGACCGCCTGCGGGCGCAATAAACAGGCCGTCGCGTAAATTGTCAATATTTCCGTTCAATGCCTTAACACCGGCTTTCTTGCTCACGCCTGCTATCGTGCTTTCAATCGTGCCGTCCGCGTCAACACATGCATAACATTTTGCGTGCAGGAACTTGAATTGCGTCATGCCGTAACGATCGGCGGGGTGCTCATCCTCAGCGACGCCAATATAGACCTTTTTGCCGTCTTTCTTTTCGACCACACAACCACGCGCGATGCACTGCGCCTGCACTTCCTTATTATAGGCATCAACGGCGTTTTTCTTTTCGCCCTCAAATTTGCAGGAATCAGTATCCCAGTAAATGACGTCTTCCCATCCGACAATTTTTAAGAGGTTCCAGAGCTTAAGCCGGGACATGGATGCAGTCCACAAGCCCCACAAAAACGGAAACTTGTTTTCCTGCGATTTGCTGACTTCATTATCGCTTTTGTCGTGAAGATTGTTTTCCCATGTCTTATGTGTTCCCTCTAACGTATCAGGGTCACACTGGTATTCGTCGCGAATGGTCTTTTGCGCGCACGCGCCAAAGATGGTATTGACGCACACTTTGGCAAACATATAATCCGGACTGCCTTTTTCGCTTTCCTTAATGCGGAACTTTTCATAAATGGTTTTGCGGAAACTGTCGGGCAGATAGTCCAACCGGAACGCGACAGTTTTCACACCGATGATTTTATCGTAGGTGTAGCCATCAATAATGCGCTGATAGTCGTTACTATCGGCGTACACAAACAATGCGTCAGCACCCAACACGCGACCATTGTCAAGCTCTGTTAACCCCGTGATATCGGGGCACTTGCTGAAACTGATACACGGGTCAGGGCATTCAGCTTTTATCTGAGGATTGACAATACAAAGCTTTGCAATCCAGCCAAAACCGTGCTTGATGAGCCTTTTCAATTCCTTTTCGGGCAAGTCGTCCGGCATCGTTACAGGCTCACCGCATGGAAACTTCCACAACAATTGCTGTGAGGGGTGCGCGCTCTTGAAATCGTAAGAATTGCAATTATGGTATACACGCCCGGCACGCCAGCGCGTGCCGTGGGTGTCGCCGCCTGCCATACATTTATATGCAAGTTCCATCTGGTCACGGTCAAGTTGCAAGGCCTTAATACTATTCATGCATTTTCTATCGTGCATGATATTCTTACGGACTTCCTGAATGACCATGCCTGTATTGGTATATGGAATCGTAGCCTGATTGTACCCATGTTCAGCTTTCAGGCGCTCAATTGCTTCATACAGGCCCAACACGTCATTGACGCAGTAAGCAAATTCTGTATCATCAAGCGGCGTGTCCGGCGTGCGGTATACCGTATAATCTAAATCACCCGCAAGCTTTGCGTGCTGGCATCCCTCTGTTGCACGAGCAAGGGATTTTTGAAACAACTTGAAACTGTCACGAAGCTCAATACCATTGTCAAACCGCATGTACAGGGGTTTGCGGCTCTTTGTATACAGAGCGTCAGCCAGACCCCAACGCGCCGCCAATAGCTGAATGATGTACTGATGTTCATAACCCAGATTATGCACGTACAGCACAAGCCGGGTCTTTTCGTTCACGTGCCATTTATTCACGAGCGTTTCCAACAGGTCAACCCAGTCCTCAAAGTATCGCGGTACAATGGTTTCACCGCCG